GGCTAGCCAACGGGCCTCGTTCTCAGTCTCCAACATCCCTCCCGCCGGATTGGTTCCGGCGGGAGGGAGTCTTTCAAAGTGAGTCCATTGTCATGTCCAATCAGCCTCCGAAGACCGTCGAATTGATCGGTCCGTCTGGTCTCGCCGTGGTCAACGAATCGGACGTCGCGTCCTACGAGGAACGCGGTTACAAGCGTCACGTTCCTGACGCTCCCGAAGCTCCGGCTCCGACTGTCACCAAGACGGCGACGGCACCGACCGGCAAGAAGAGCTGATCGCAGTTGAGGTGAATGATGTCTCTCATTGTCGAAGATGGCTCTGGTCTCAGCGATGCGGAAGCTTACGCGTCCGTCGCGTTTGCTGACGACTACTGCGAGAAGCGTGGAATCGCTGTCTGGGCGACGTACACTACGACCCAGAAGGAAGTTCGCCTTCGCAACGGAGCCGAGTACCTCGACAATGAGTATCGCGGACGCCTCATCGGCGTGAAGCGAACTGACACGCAAGCTCGCCTCTTCCCGCGATTTCAACTCGAAGATGAAGATGGAAGATACGTCTCGCATGAGTCCGTTCCTACACGAGTGGCTCAGGCCAACGTGGAGGCCGCTCTGCGAGACGATCTCCATCTTGCCGTCGATAAGCCGGGATCCATCACTGCTGAATCAAAGGAGATCGGTCCCCTCAAGAAGAGCACGACCTACGGAGGGAGCGGACGATCTCAGACTCCGTACTACCCGAAGGTCCGGCGTCTGCTCGGAAACTTCGTCACGCCGATGTCGGTTGAAGTTGGATGACTACGTTCAACGAAGACATGATCGCTGTTGCCCTCGAGTTGATCGACGAAGATCCAGTCGTCGCAACTATCGACACGACGGTCAAGAGCTACAGCCCGACGACTGGAGCAGTGACTGGCACTCCAGCCAGTACGACAATCAATGTCTCTCCTCCGGTCCCAGCACGGACTCAGTATCGGGAGAACGACACGGTCCTTGATTCTGACTGCCTCGTCTACGGGAAGGCTGATGCATCTATCGCCACTGTTGGACGCTCCATCACAGTGACCGGACGAATCTACTCAGTCGTGATCCAAGACGCTTTCTACGCTGGCGAAGACGTCGCAGCGTATGCTCTGGTGCTTCGTGGCTAAGTTCGCTGAAGTAGCTCAGTTCGAAAGGGAGATCCGAGAATTCGCTGAGAAGCGGCTCCCAGAAGAAGTTGTCAAGCTGCAACGGATGGTCGCTCTTGAACTTCTCACTAGAGTAGTCGACCGATCACCAGTAGACACTGGACGCCTAAGAGCGAGTTGGCAGCTCTCCATCAACAGAACGAGTCGACGAGTCGCTCCAAATAAGAGAGCAAAGGACACGGCTCAGCAAACCATCGATCGTGGTAAGCAGTCGATCTCAGCACTTCCTCCCTATAGTGCGGTCTACTTATCGAACAATATCGAGTATCTCGAGATCATAGAGTTCGGTCGATTTGATCCTCCCGATCCAGGGCCATCCAAGGACAAGCGTCCGGACCGAGAAGGTCAAATCTTGGTGAGCGGAGGTTTCTCCACTCAGTCGCCGCATGGGATGGTTCGTATCTCGGTGGCAGAAGTTCTGCAGATCGTCCGATGACACTCGAATCAGTCATGTCTACCATTCGGCAGAAGGTGAACGAGACGTTCCCTTCTCCGATCGTTGTCTTCTACGACAACGCTCCTGCTCAGGAACGGCCTGACGCTCTTCACATCAGAGCGTCAATCAGGCTGGGTTCCCAGACGCAAGTGGAGACCGGTTCTCCGAAGAGATTTCGGCAGGTCGGTATCCTCTTCCTCGAGATCTTCAGCCCGATCGGGTCAGGAGATCAGAGTTCGATCCAGAAGATCGACACGGCTCTAGGCGTCTTCCGCTGCAAGACGTACGATGGAGTCACTTTCGTTTCTCCGGATTTGGACGTCGTCGGTCAGAATGACCGTTGGTGGCAAGTCAACGCCGCTTGCTCGTTCTACGTGGACTTCATCTCCTAGGAAACTCACATGTCTGACACTAATCGAATTCGGCTAGCTTGTCTCGTCGAGTCAACGTACGGAACCACTCCGTCGTCTAGCTCACTGAGCGAAGTCGCTCTCACCGGTGAGTCGCTGTCGCAGGACACGCAGACTCAGAACTCCGCTCGCATTCGCCGTGATCGCATGATCGACGATGTCGTTCGCGCGAACATCGGCGTCTCCGGCGACATCAACTTCGAACTCACTGCAGCGAACTTCGACACGTTCATGCAGTATGCTCTTCAGTCGGCGGGCTGGTCTTCGCCAGTCGTCCTCGCCACTGAGTCGTCGACCATCTCGTTTGCTACTTCCGACAACAGCATCAACGACTCCGGCAACGGATTCGGATCAGCGGTCGTCGGTCAGTGGATCCGCATCACCGGAGCGTCGAACGCTGCGAACAACGGACTCGCCAAGGTCGTCAGCAAGACGGCTGGCAAGATCGTCTGCTCGAACATCACGTTCGTCCTCGAATCGGCTGGCGACGGTGACGTCTCCATCACGATGGGAGCTCAGATCGTCAACGGAGTCTCCCTGTCGTCTATCCACGCTGAGCGTAAGTACGAAGACCTCACGAACATCTTCGCGCGATACGCTGGCCTCTGTTTCGAGGGCATGTCTCTTGCCGTGAACTCCGAAGCGATGATCACCGGCTCCTTCTCGCTGATGGGCAAGTCGGAGACGTCGGCCGCCGCTTCGTTCGGCTCAGGCTACACTGCTCCTTCGAACAAGAGCGTGATGAACGCTGTCGATCACGTCAAGAAGGTGACTGTCGGCGGAACCGTGACTGGCGTCACCGCACTCAGCTTCGCGTTGGCGAACAACTTGCGTGGACGGACTCGGGTCGCATCGCTTGGGCCTGTCTCTGTCGGCTCCGGAACGTGCGACGTCTCCGGCACCGCTCAGCTGTACTTCGCTACGCAGACGCTGATGGACAAGTACCTGAACTTTGAATCCACGACGCTGTCGCTCTGCATCGACGACGGCACGAACGCGTTCGTGTTCGAGTTCCCCAACATTCGCTTCACTAGCGGTAAGCGAGTCGCTGGCGGAGTCAACCAAGACATCATCGCTGACCTTGCTTGGACTGCCTTCCGAAACTCCTCGGAGGACATTCAGATCCGCATCGCTCGGTGGTGACGGAGATTTCTCGTCATGAAGATCAATGCGTTCAAGACAGATCTTGAGAAGGAACGGTTTGGCACTTGGGTCAACGGACCTGAGGGTCTCCAACTGCTCGTCGCTCGGTCTGGCAACTCTCGGTTTCTTGCGGAGATGCGTACCCTCGGAAAGGGAAAGCTCACCGCTGCGAAGATCGGAGCCATGTCCGAGGAAGAAGCTCTTGACATCTACGTCAAGGCGATGTCTCGGACCATCCTGCTCGGTTGGAAGAATCTGCAGGACGAATCTGGCGACGTTCCGTACTCGGTCGAGAAGGCTGAGGAGTATCTCAAGATCCGGGACTTCCGGGAGCTCGTCGAGGAAGTCTCCAAGGACGCTGAGCGGTTCCGAGAGGGAGTGAAGTCAGAGATCCTGGGAAACTGAGTGACGTCCTCAAGTGGGCTCTTGCCTTCGGCGGGCAACTCAAGAGCCTAGAGATGCTCGAACAGAGAGGACTTCCGGTTCCGGCTCTAGCCAGCCGACCGGAAGTCCTCTTCCCGGATCTGTTCGATGGATACATCCAGCTTCGCAGGACGTCTGAGCCGAAGCTCGCAGTTCCTCTTTCAGAGATCACACTTTGGTTTGACTTGATCGGGTTGGAAGACGCTGAAGACCGCCAGCTTGTGGCTGAGGTCTTTGCTGGGCTGGACCTTGTCTTCGATGAATGGCTGAGATCTCAGAATGCCAACTCTCCCAGTAATCATCGACGCAAGAAAGGCAAAGCAGGGACGTGACGAGTTCGGTCGCTACACGAAGGCGATGATCTCGGATGCGGAGAAGGTCACCGCGTCTGTCAAGAACATGTTCTTGCCGCTCGCTGGCGGAATCGCTGGAGCAGCTGGACTGAAGTCTGCATTCGAGAAGGTCGCAAACTTCGAGCAAGTCCTCGCTGAGATCAAGGGAGTGACTGGAGCGACCGCCAGTGAATTCAACGCACTGGAGACGGCTGCTAGAGGACTCGGTGCGACGACGCAGTTCTCAGCTACTCAAGCTGCTCAGTCGCTGCTGAACTTGTCGAAGGCTGGCTTGTCTGTCAAGGAGTCTATCTCCGCTTCGAACGGAGTTCTGGCTCTTGCTCAGGCTCACGGACTTGACCTTGCTCGCTCCAGCGAGATCGTGATTGCTGCGATGAAGAGCTTCGGCTTGACTTCAGCAGACACGACTCGAATCATTGACTCATTCTCGTCTGTTGCCAACCTCAGTTCGTCTGACGTTGAAGACTTGGCGATGGCTCTTCAGCAAGTCGGTCCGTTCGCCAACTCTCTTGGCCTCGAGATTGAGGACGTGAACGCGTCACTCGGCGTTCTCAGCAACGTGTCCATCAAGGGGATGCGTGGCGGTACTGCACTTCGAGCGATTCTTGAAAGCTTGATCAACCCGACTTCGCTTGCACGCGACGCGTTCAAGCGTCTGAAAGTCTCTGTCGAAGAGCTTGATCCTCGCACGCACTCGATGACTGAGATCTTCACTCGCCTCCGCTCCGCTGGCATGGATGCAAAGGACGCAGTCAAGATCTTCGGAGTCGAAGCTGCGTCTGCCTCGCTGGAGCTTGCGAAGTCAGCGGAGACTATCGACGAATACGTCACTAAGCAGAAGGAGATGACAGGGTCTACTGAGGACCTTGCCAAGACGATGACTGAGACTCCTTGGGGAGCGATCGGCAACTTCCTGTCAGCGGTTGAAGAGGTCGTGATTGCGATCGGCAGGGACTCTGGATTGTCCGCTCTGTTCGTGACGCTGACCA